GATAGCAATAGTGCCACACTTGTACCTACACAACAATCTGTCAAGGCATACGTAGATGACAACAGAAATGTAACTGGTCTTAATGCTACAGGTGCAGAGATAAATACTGTAGCAGATGCTTCAGCTATAAGTATAGACACAAGTACAGCCATAGCTAATAATGATGCTATATTGATGTACGACAATAGTGCTACAGCTATGAAGTATTTTGATGTAGACCTTTTAGATACATACTATACAAGCACTACGCAAACATTATCGAATAAAACACTTACTGCTCCTAAAATTGTAGATGGTGGATTTATAGCTGATGCTAACGGTAACGAAATAATAATGCTACAGACTGCATCGTCTGCAGTAAATCAACTAGAAGTAACAAATGCAGCTACAGGTGGTGCAATAGTTGTAGGAGCATCAGGTGACGATAGTAACATAGATATTGACATATCACCTAAAGGTACAGGTGAAGTTAATATAGCTGCAGGTAATTTAAACTATGCAGGTACAGCAGTTACATCTACAGGTGCTGAATTAAACATATTAGATGGAGTTACAAGTACAGCGACTGAATTAAACATATTAGATGGAGTTACATCAACAACTGCAGAACTAAACATAATGGACGGTGACACTTCTGCATCAAGTATT